TGAACCTATTCAGAATATTATTCGAGTAGTAAGATTTGGTTCGATCCGTTCAGAACAATAAGTAATAGCGGATTTGAGGCACGAGAATATAGCATTACGCCCCCTTTCGGGGTATTGTTCTGAACGGTTGGGCTATGTGTAGTGCCGTATAAAAATACACTAACTTTTAAATAAAAACTAAAATGAGTAAAGAGACACAAAACAACGAATTAAGTAATAACAAGGCATTACATATAGCTGATGTTAGCAACAGTACTTTCATTTACAATGCAATAAAAGAACAGACTAAAAGGAAAGTAGCTATAAGAAAAGGATGCCCAAACCAACAATGCTTTTGCACTGGTAAATGCCAAGAAATAATTGGATGGCGTGATAAGTTGCCAAATGAGTATTAGTATTGTTGCTAACGTTTTGTGTATGCCACGTTGCTCTCACAGAATTAAATTAACAATAAAATACTTTAGAAATTATGACAAAACAAAATAAAAATACCGAAAAGCAATGTGATATACACGTTGTTGGCACACGTACATTCAGAATGTCTGGAATGCATAATGGTGAAAAATTCGTAAAGGAGATTAAGGCAAATGACAGTGAAAGTGCAATAGCCTATTTTGAATTAACATTTACAAACCTTACTTGGAGGTTTATTACAGATGTCACTTAGTATGTGTGCTAACTACAATATAGCCACACCTTTTTATAAAAATCTGATAACCAATAAATTAGGGGAATGAAAAATATTGAATCTGCAATTATAAATTTTACTGAAGCGATCAAACACAAGAGGTATAGTAAGCGCACAGTGGCTGCATATTCCGAATGTGTCAAGAGATTGATTTTAAGCTTTCCAGACACCCCTCCCAACCGTATAACCAAAGCACAGATCCAGCAGTTCTTAAATGCTAAATTAGATCAAGGAATAAGTGCCAGTTATCAGAATATATACATCAATGCATTTAACCTCTGGCAGCAGAAATTATACAAAAGAGGCAGGGTAAATTACAATGATTTAAGACCAATAAAACCCAAGCACCTACCAAGGCCCATAAGCAGGCAGCAAATAATTAGTGGTATGGAACAAATTACCAATTTAAAGCACAAAGCCATTTGCATGTTACTCTATGGCTGTGGGCTTAGAAGAGAAGAAGTAATTAATTGCAAAATGGGCTGGTTTAATGGCACTAACCAAACCCTGGTAATAACCGGTAAGGGGAACAAACAAAGAGTGGTGCCCTATAATTCTGATGTAAAAACAGCCTTGAACCTATATTTTAAAACATACATCAATAAATATCAGCCTACAGGTTTACTTTTCAGTGGGCAGGGCAGCGCAAATTACAGCCCAGCCAGTGTGGCAAAAATAACCAAGCGGTATTTTCATTGCAGCCCTCACCAGCTCAGGCATTCATTTGCTACCCACTTGCATGAAATGGGGGTGGACATTCACACAATTAAGGATCTACTTGGCCACAGCTCTGTAAAAACAACAGAAATATATACCCAGGTGGCAACCACCAGCAGAAAAAAAGCAACAGATCACCTTGAATTAATAGCAGCATGAATTTTTTAGATGAACTTCTTGCATATAATCAGCAATTAAGAGACCAAGGTTTTATAGTAGTAATAGGGCCTCATCACAATATAAATGGCAGCGCTCATTTTATTTATAGGTACCAAAATCATATATTTGATTTAATAATACCTTTTCAACCTACCAATTTCACTAAATGGAATGAGTTACAGCAGTCGGTAAAATCAATCCAAGGCTAAGCACTGCCACCTACTTTAACTAAGTTAAACTTAACCACCACCCATAAATTCTATCTTTCACCTTTATAAAGTGAAAGACAATCGCACTAGAATTCAGCATATCGAAAAGAGGGGTAAGTTTAGGATGGGGCAAGCGATCAGCAGCCACTTCTAATCTGACAAACCCACAATCTTGGTTTACCAACCTTAATGGCAGCCCTACCAGAAGTAAAATATCTGTTACCGAAGCCAAAGCACTTTCTTTAAGTGCGGTATGGGCATGCATAGATATTAAGTCTGATGTTTTCGCCAGTTTCCCTTATAAAATCTACAGAAAAAACAATGAAGGCAAAGGGCGTGAGGTCGCTAAAGATCACATTCTATATTCTTTAATAAGCACCAGGCCAAATAGAATCATGAATGCTTTTGATTTTCAGAAAGCAAAAGCGGTTCAACTTCTTAAAAATGGGAATGCATATGTAATACCTAAGCGAAATGGCAGGTTTGAAATTACAGAGCTTTACTTGGTGCCTAACCCAAACGAGGTAAGCTGCAAGGAGTATGATGATGAGGTCTTTTACTACTATAAAAGTAAGCAATACAGCAGTGACGAAATTCTGCATTATAAATGGTTTACTCTGGATGGTAGAATAGGCTTAAACCCGATTGAATACCATAAAGAAACCATTGGGCTAGGCTTAGCAGCATTGTTTTTTGGAGCTGATGTGCTAGGCAATGGAGCCATTCAACCAGGTGTTTTGGAGACAGACACCATGCTTAAGGCAGAAGATGCTAAGACAATGAGTGAGCAGTACAGTAAAAACTATGGTACAAATGCCACTGGGAAAAACATTCCTATTCTGTATGGGGGCTTAAAGTACAAAAACATAATTCTTGAGCCAGACAAAGCCCAATTTTTAGGCACCAAGCAAAGTATAATTGAAGACGTTTGCAGGATATTCAACATGCCACCATCTATAATCCACCATCACTTAAATAGCAACTACAGTTCAGCAGAGCAGCAAGACCTTACATTCTTAAAGTATAGCATGAATCCCTTTATTACCCGGATGGAGATGGAGGATAAGTGCAAGCTACTTTCTGAAGCAGAAATACAAAGCGGTAATGTTTACTTCAAGCATAATATTGATTCCTTATTAAGACCAGATTTTGAAAAGAGAGTGGAGGGAATGAGCAAGATGGTGAATTCTGGAATTATAGACAGAAATGAAGCCAGAGCAAAAGAAGAAATGGACTGGAAAGATGGCCTAGATGAAGACTTAGTAAATGCAAATGCCATACCTAACAGTGAGCTGGTTAACTATTACCAGGCAAAAATAAAGAGTTTAGAAAGTAGAGCTACTAACCAAAATCCAAATGAGTAAAAAGGGTGATTACATAGATAGTATTGAAGGAGCAGAAAGAAGGTTCTTTCTGGCACCTGTTACTGTAGAGGCCAGAGCGGAAGGTGATGAAAATACACCTGCTGTAATTGAAGGTATGGCAGCACTCTATAACCAGAGGGCAGACCTTGGATGGTATGAAGAGGAGATATTACCCGGTGCTTTTGATGATGTTCTTATGGACGATGTCAGGTGCTTATTCAACCATGATGCTAACTTACTTTTAGCCAGGAGCAACAAAGGCCAAGGCACCCTTACTCTAACTGCCGTGACCACAGGCTTAAGATATAGGTATGAAACCCCAAACAGATCCTACGCTTTAGATTTAGCCGATGCTATTGAGAAGGGAGATGTAAGCCAATCAAGCTTTGCCTTTAGGGTAAAAGAAGCCATTTGGGTGGAAAGAGAAGGGGAAGAAAAAGAACTTAGGCAGATTAAGAAAATAGAGCAGCTGTTAGATGTTTCTCCAGTTACTTACCCAGCCTATACAGATACCTCAGTTGCAAAAAGAAGCCTTGAAGCTGAGCAAAAAGAAAATACCAACCCAGGGCCAAGCAAGCTAAAATTAAGGAGAGCTCAGGTTGAATTACTCAAGTTAAAATAAAGTCAAAAACCAAAACAAAAACAAGATGAAAAAGTACATTACACTTATGTTTTTCGCTGTGCTTGGCTACATTGTTGGCGCTGCTGCCTTTCAAACACCAGTAGCAGCCTATGTAGGCGCAATATCAGCACCCATGTTAGCTAACATGGTGCAAATGCCAGCCTTTACCCTTAACACAGGGCTAGGAAAAGTAACCATGAAAGCCCTGCAAGAGCAGCGAGCCCAATTGGGCAGAGATTTGGAAGCTATAATTAAAACAGCTGAAGATGAAAGTCGAGAGCTATCAGAAGATGAGGAAGGCAAATTTGACCTCAAGCGTTCTGAAATAACAGCTTTAGATAAAAAGATTGATAGACAGAAAACTTTAGACGAAGAAAGAAGCAGAATGGCAGCTAATACTGGCATTCCTTTAGGCGAATCTGAAGCAAAAGAGCTTAGAAATTCAGCTAAAAAGTATTCCTTCACCAAGGCCTTAAGAACTGCTTCGGACAGGAACTCTAAGCTTGATGGCTTAGAGCTAGAATTCCATGAAGAGGCAATGGCCGAATTCCAAAGATCAGGAGCCAGTGGAGGTTCAGATCCTAGCTCTGTTTTAATTTCTCAAAAGATTTTAGAATCAGTTGAGATGAGAGACATGACTGCTACAGGCGGTACAGGTGGCGACCAAGGAGGCCTTACAATTCAGACTTCTGTAATGGGGTATATTGAAGCGCTTAGGGCCAGATCAGTATTACTTAGAAACGGGGCCGACCTTATGACAGGTGTGCAGGGTAACTTTACCATGAGTAAAGAAAACTCCTTATATGCTCCTGCATGGGAAGGTGAGAATGATCCAGCAGCAGAATCTTCTCCTACCTACACAAAGGTCACATTTTCGCCAAAAAGGTTGGGTGGTTTCATTGATGTAAGCAAGCAATTGCTATTACAATCTTCTGAAAGCATTGAGAACAGATTGAGAAACCAAATCAATGTAGGCCAAGCGCTTGCTATTGACAGAGGCGGTATTCAAGGAACCGGTGCAAACGACCAGCCAACAGGCATTGTTTTCGATTCTGCCGTAAATGTGATTGCTATTGGAACTAATGGTGGGCCAATAACAGATGCAATACTCCTTGCTTTGGAAGAGGCTTTAGAAAATGCAGATGGGGCATTTGGGAATATTGCTTTTATGACTACCCCAAAAGTCAAGAAATTTCTAAAACTATTGAAGTTAGATGATGGCTCTGGCATGTTTGCTTGGGATCGATTAACAAACACTGTTAATGGGTATGCCTCAGAAGCGAGTAACCAGATTCCTAAGACACTTACCAAGGGTACAGCTGATGGTGTTTGCCATGCGGCTCTCTTAGG